CTATGAACTAATGGGTTACTTGCAAGTTGTCGTCTCGCCGTATCCAAACTCATATTTGTAGCGTTTGGATTTTCGTGTCCCTTATACGCATTGAATTTATGATAATCGTTATTTCTATATTGTTGTGTCCAAGCACCATTCGCGGCATTTACTCGACCATCAATTCTCGTTGTATCGGAACGAACACTCGTAACCATACCCCCTTGGTTAAGTGCATCGGCACGAACGTTCATTCGTCCTGGACCCGCGGCTCTATTTGGTTTACCTCGGCGATCGTCTGGTCTGAAACCATATTTCGTAAGTTCTTCGGCTGTGTATGCGGAACCGTATGTTCTCTTTTCACCTATCTTAGTCGCTGGTGTACTCAAGTATCCACCGACAAAGCTACTAATACCTGGGGCTGGTTGATTATTATATTGATATTGTTCTATAGCACCGTCAGCTTTGTTTCGTGTTGGTTCCTGAGCACGTGTAAGTGCAGAAACAGTTCTCTTTGCAGATGCAAAGTTTAATGTATCAGTTCTCGAACCCGTTTCGGATCTATTTGTTGTTCTCTTCGTGCGTTCGTGTTCCGCTCTTGGTGTTCTACCAGTCATACCCTGTGCTCTGCCTGCAACTGGAGGAAGACGACCATGTAAAAATGCCGTCTTTTCTGGTCTATTATGTGAAACTTCACCGACAATACCACGTCTACCACCTTTGGAATCAAATGCTGGACCCGACCTACCAGGTAAAGTCGTTAAGCGATACGCACCAACATTCTCTGGATTAACACGAAACAATTGTTGATTACCCCCAAATGCAGGAACTTCTGGTCCAACACCCAAACCTGGTCCGACGAGTTGTTTTTCAATTGGCGAAAGATTATTCATTCTCCCCGCATCATACATACGATTTCTCATGGACAAAACTTCACCACCCGAAGAACGTTGTTGTGGAGCAATTTGAGCAAACGACCCCATTTCTTGTTTTGAATTATATGATGGTTCTACTAATGGTGATAAAGGTCCCAAATACTCGGATTGTATAGAGACATCTCTATCCGAAAATTCCGAAACGATTTCAGATTCTTCTATTTCATTACCTTCTACTGTATATTTTTCGTCTGGTTGACTTAATTTTCTACCGGCATAAACTAAACCGGCTATAGCCATTATAGATATAGGATCAGCCATTCTTATTTCTTAGCGAGATTTTTATTGAGATATCTTTGCTGAAACAATCCATTTTGCATTTCAGCTCTGGTACTCGATGGTTCATAGGTTTGTGTTCTAAGTGGTAACTTACACTCAACATTTTGGAGTGGGTGAAAGTTTCTTTCGTAAGTCTTTGCTAAAACTTTGTTGAAACGAGATGTACTTTGTGGTCTGAGTTGATCCGATGTATCAATAAATTGTGCTGGGGAACCTTTACCTGCCATATATGGAGATGTACCATATAACATAGTGTTTGGTCTACCTGACCCATAGTTAAGGGTACTGGGCTGAGGATATACAAAAACTTCTTCGGTCGCACAAACGGCGGGAACCGCGTGATCTTGAACCACTTTCATTCCTGGTTGGAGTTGATACGCCATTTATTATTACAAAAGATTTTGTTTATGGAAATCGAGTATCTACTACTTTATTATTAAATTGTTTAAAATTAAGGTCCTAATCCCGAACCTCTGTGCATACCACTTCTCTTATCACCGTTTGGATCGAGTCCCGCGAACGCCTCGAGTTGAACACCTCTTGCGTCTGGATTACACAATCGTGGGTCTTGGCGACACGTATTATCTCTTTTTCCATGGATAAATTCATAATATGGTGTACCACCGATGGAAGTATCTGGCATACTTACAAACTGTCTAGATAATGCGTTTCTCTGAAATTCTGGTGCCGAAGAACGCGAACGGGCTGGTCCATATTTAATATCACCTGTAAGGAAATTGTTTACTGGTGTTTTTACGGTTGGGTAATGGCATGATTGGGGTCTATCTGGTCTATCTGCATAATCCGACATGAGAACATTTCCCATAGGATTATCTTTTGTTGGCATGGAACATTCTTTACCCATATTATTGTATACATTTGTTGGTCGTATAACACCCTCCTTCACCATATTAGATTTTTCCATTATATAAAGAACACCGAGTGCGGTTGCACCCAAAACGAATATACGTGGATCACGTCTTATGAGATAAATTATACACGTCGCATAAATAATAAAACGAGCTGATGCGTTAACACGGTCTGCTGAAGTTTGTGTCTTTGACGGCCAAAATTCATGAACTTTTTCTACTCGAACCAATTGTTTTGGATCTTCAAACCAAGATGTCATTTATATATAGTGAGTTTATTTTTTCATCATACCACCCAACATACCCTGCATTGTTTTCATCAACGCGGCTTCATCGAGTTCACTTCCATCTTCACCCATTTTATCTGCACATTGTTTTGCAACTGTCTCAATCATGGAAAGTGTGTCTTCTGGGATAGAACTAATGGTTGTACCGAGCATATATAGCGTCTGAACATATTGCCAAATCGCACTTTTTGTATTTTCTGAAGCAGTTCCCCAATGTTTTTTGAGGTTTACACCTTTCATAAAATCTAAATTCTTAGATTCTTCAATGAAAAAT